AGAAGTCTTCTGACTTCATAAATTTTTTTAGAGTATCGCCTTCTGGTTTGTATTTAAAATTAATCGACATTTACACCAACATTAGATTTTAACAAATTATAAATTGTTTCCTCACCAAAAGCTTCTACTAATTTATCAGCTTCATAATCTGTTATCATATGTGTAGGGTAATTTTTTAGATGTACTTTCTTAACTATTGTTCTTAATCTATTTCTGTCTTTTTGACTTATAGTATGGATGAACGACATTTCTGTGCCTTTACTTGTAATAGTACATCTTCAAGGATTTCTTTTTCTGTACCATATTTTTTAATAAAATTTTTTTTGTCTAAATGAATCCCAGTTCCACCTTGATGATGCTCATAGCATAAAGGTACAACTTCAAAATGAGAAGATCTTCTACCCATACCTACATTACCAGAACCATTGTTTCTAATATGGTGTAAGGTAGCAGGTGCTTTACAAATATAGCATCCTAATTGAGCTACCTCATCCATATGTCTTTTTTCCTCTTTGGAAGCCATTACTTTTTTTTCTTAGCTGCCATTATCTTTTTTTTTAACTTAGCTGGTAAATTCTTTTGTTTACCTTTTAAGCTACTGCTTGGTCTTCCTCGTTTTGAACCATAGGTTCCTTTACCGTAGGGCATTGTTTCTCCTGTTCGTTTGTTTCTTCAAATGTAGATCTACATCCATCTGGTGTTGCTGCTGAAGCCATCTGTATTGCTTGTATATCATTATCTGCAGAATATACAATCTCTCTTTTGAAATTGTCACCTTGCCATATGTTTACTTTGTAATTCATGCTTTCTCCTATTGTTATTGGGAAAGGCGAACCTATACTTAAAAAAAAATATTATAAACGCACTTAGCTGCCTTGACGATTATACTTCTTAAACGTACGTCTTTTATGTTTGTTCATAGAAGACTTTTTGGGATGTCTTCCTAATGACGTACCTTTGGGGATTCTTTCGTGGGTAACTTTATCTTTAAACTTCTTTGCCATGAAATACTATTTTGACCTCTGTTGTCTGTGGTAGTTCCCTCGTCAGCTAAAGCTGGTGAGTTTTGCCCCCACCCTCCGACTCTGCGAGTCTGGAACGTGTGGTGGCATACCAACGCCTATCAAGATAAGTCTATATTAATCTTAATATCCCCCTGTATATTGTGGGCTATTCGATCGGGTGCTTTTAATCCTGCTCGATCAAGGATGTCCCTAGATGCTTCTAGTTGGACATACTCAGATCTTGCCCCTGATGAAAGCTCGATCATCTTTCTACTCGCACTTACTGCGCCTAAGCCTAGAGTCTGTGCTACTACTTGTTGCATATAACTCTGTACCTTTGGTAAACGTAGTGTGCGAGAAGCACTTACTCTCGCTGACTCTTTACTTACTTGTGTTGAATAACCTGCCTTTTCTGCAGCATCTGTTATACTACACCCTGTTGATACGATAGTATCGACTAATGCTCGTTGCTTATCTGTAAGATCATCTTTCATATAACTTTATTATTCTACTCCTATAAGTACGTAGTGTCCTAATTTACTGGTGTCAAGCATTATTACGACACTTTAGTTGTTCCTCGAACTCACAATACTATATATGGGTGCGACTTACCAGTCGCCCCTAAAGGAGTAGACATCCGTCTACGCTATTGACCCCATACGCAATTTTACTTCGTAAACCATAAGCTCCTACTTTACCAAGCTTTGCTTGGACAGTCGCTTATATATTGCTATGGGTCCCCCCACACACACGGGTTAACGGTGCTTGTATCACGAGTTTGCCTCAATGAACAGTGCTAGGGACATCAGCGCCTCACCTAAAGGTGATACCCCTACGGGTGCGCTGTGTCGCACTGTATCATTGAGCTTTGCCTCGTGATGACTGCACCCCCTGTCCCCGTGCGTTAGGCACTTGGATGATAGTTAATCTAACAAGGAGGTTATAATGGACTATGTAAAATACTATGAACTAATAGTTGATGACTGTAATAAGATAAGAGTCAATGAGCTATATAGTTTGAGAGAAGAAGCTGTTGTAAAAGGTAATCATGACAAGGTTATCGAATTAGACAGTGAGATAAATCAACTAACCAAGGAGATATATGTTAGCTAGTGAAGTAGATACTGCTGATTATAGTGACAGCAGATTAGATTCAATGGACACAGTATTGGATTCCGTTGATATAAAAGTTGGTGTAAAAGCATTTTTCGAAAATGTAATTACGCCATTTGCAGAGCAGAAAGATTGGGCTATGTTAGCAGAATGGAATGCTAATAGTATAATCGGTTGCTTTCAAAGACATCTTGATCAATGCATAGCTAGTTCTGATAAGACAAGAGATCTTATGAAGAATGCTATGAGAGAAGATGTAGGTACTGAGATAACTATGCTGAATGTAGATAAACTAATATTCAGACGAGATGCTCAAGATCTAAACATCAAAAGAGCAGAGATGATAGTTAATGAGTTACTTCTGACATATGAAGTAGCGTTTGGTAAAAAGTTTATGCCAAGAGCTAAGTCATCTGGAAAAGATGTAACAAAACAAGCACAGATGAAAGAATACAATCTGGCTAGACTTAAAGAAGCTATGAAGAAATAGTTTCTAATTATTAAGCCCAGCGATCAAAAGCAGGTCGCTGGGTTTTTTTTATCGTTCAAGACCAAAAAAAATGATCGGCGTTGTAACTCACTGGAGTTGCTGCCGAGTTGAATAACATTCTGAGTCTAGAAATATATACTAAGTATAACTAGCAGAAATGTAAGATCTAGCTAACACCAATGGTATTGAGGGGTTAGTTAGTAAATAATATAGGAGATATATGAAAGAACTAATACAACTTAAAAAGATGTTAACTGATGCACATAAAGAAATCAGAAGTAATAAGAAGAAAACATTACCAGCTTTTGGTGTAGAAATGTATCTACTAAATTGCATTATTCAATGTAATGTTGTTTTAAATAAAACTAATGAAAGGAAAAAAAATGTATAACACTTTATTATATATAGGGTTAGGTTTTTTAATAAGTGGTTTTTTATTATTTGTAGTTTCTATAATAATGGATCGCCATTACGAAGTTAAATTATGGGAACTTAAACAAAAAGAAAGGAACAAATATGTTAAATAAACTACAAGATTGGTTAATGAATGTAGCTGCCAAATGGATTTGGTTTGCTATAATGTTACCAATAAGAATAACATTAGGTTTATGTTTTGCTGTTGCAAAGTATATGCCTAAAACTGTTCACTTACCTTACAAAGTAGTTAAGGTTGAAAGAGAACAATCTAGTAACAATCAAACATGGTGGAAATAATATGTCATTTATAATGTTAGTAATAATTGCTATAATGATAGGGTATGGTATCACATTGGCTAAAGACAATATTGATATGATAAATCAAATTAATCAAAACATCCGTATCGAATTAGACAATCAACGTACTGAAAGGATGAACAAATGGGAACAAACAAAAAACTTAGACAAGAACAGCTAGATACATTACTGTTTGATTATGCAGAATGTAAAATAGAATGGGATGAGTATCTATCTGGTATAACTGCTCTTGGTATTCAATCTCCATCAGAGATAGACGAATATAAAGATAAAGCAGAGGAAGCTAGATATGATTACAAAGTTTCTCAGTATCAAGCTAAGTATTAAAGATATTATTGTTTTAGAAAAAGTTATACGTCAGTATATGCTAGAACAAGAAGCTTTAGCTTATAAAGATACTAAAGATATAGATGCATACACATTGCATAAAAAAATTAAAAACATAATAGCTTTATACGATTTATAGAATCCTAGGTGGTATGTTTTAGTGGTTAGTCATCTAATCCCTCCCTAACATACTTACATAAACACCAAGTTGCGTTGCACTTGGGGGATAAAAGCAACGCACTAAACTGGTGCTAATAGTCAAGCCAACCAGAGTATAGTTGCTGGATCAGATCCAGTTAGCGTTTTAACTACTGCTGTTGAAAGCTTTAAAAAGTTAGTAAGTAATACGGAGGTATCTTGACAACCAGTTTAGAAACGCACACAGCTCCCTCGTAAGAGAGAGCTATATAACAATTAGAAAGAAAAAATATAACTATGAAAGGTATATTATGATGTCCGCTATCAAATCTCAGATAGAAAGTCTACGCACAAATACAATTGCTATGATACCGAAGTTTTTTAAATTTTGGAAATTTATATTTGTTGGCATAATAAGTAGCTTAATATGGCTATTATATTTAATAGGTGCAGCTGTAGATATAATAATTTCAATATTAAAATTAGCAAAAACAAAACAACAAAAGAAACAATGACTAAAAAGATAAAAGATCCTTATAAAGGCAAAGAATTTATAACTTATGGACTCGGTAGAATTAGAGTTAGAGTTTTAAAAGAGGGATCTACTTTATCAGATTCTATGACAGCTATGAAAATGTTACTAGAAGCTCAATTATTTACTGGAGAAAAACTAACAGAAAAGGAAGAAAATGTACAACGTAATACTATGGAAAGATAATGGTGATGAAAACTTTCACGTTTTTAAACACAAACCTACATTTGATGATTTGTATAAATTAATTGGATGTAGTTTAATAGAAATAACTAAAGGATATAATCCAGAAGTATCTCAAAAATCATTTGAAATGTATATAGATGAAGAAGGTAAACATAACAATTTATCTTATCCAAACAAAAGAGCTACAATAGCTTGGTATGAATGGCAAAAAAGAACTAATAGACAAGCATTGCCAGGCGATAAAATTGTAGGTCATGCAGCTATAATAAGAAAGGTAAAAGATGAACATAAAGACTCTACTAAAAATCTGTAAAGCAACAGGTAGGACTATACCTTGTGATATGCAAGATCAGATTAACGAAACATATTATTCGGAATCTAAAGCTGAACACGTTCCTATAGCAGATATGGATATTGTTCATTTAATAAGAGCATTTAACAAAATGAAAAATGATAAAGAAATTATCAAAGCATTTGATGATTTAATAAAACGAAAGGTAAACTAATGTCTAACTGTTATTATCATTCGTTATCATCAGTTAAAAAATGGGGTGGTAAACCAGAAGATTACCAAACCATACATAACTGGTTTGACGAATCAAAAAAGATTGTAGCACACTTTACTCATAGAGCATTACGACATCACGCTGAAGGTTGTTTTGCTGCCGAAAAAGAGTTTGGTGTAACAATAACAAATTCTGATGGTAAAAAAGTTCCTGTCAGATTAATTGCTGAAAGACATATCAAAGAAGATCTAGGATGGATTCCTAGTTTTCAAGATTGGGCAATTCAAATCAAAGCAACTAAATGGATGATGAAAGGACAACATAAACTATGAGTGAAGAACGAAAAGTAATAGATGTAATTAAAGCTTTAAATAAAGCTGGTATTACAAAACTAGAAATCTCATATTCTGGTGGTGGTGATGATGGATCATTTGAAGAAGTTAACTTCTTTAAACAAGAAACAGAAGGTACTGTTGCTAAATTAACAAAAACAGTTCCTTGTACTGTAGATTGGAATGAAGTTTTAAATCTATCAGATGACGAAGACTATAGTGATGAAGACTTCTTAGGATCTGTTTATGGAGATCAAGGAAGACTTAATCAATGGTACAGTTTTGCAGGAGAGTATACTTGCAATGGTACTATTACTGTAAATACAGAAACTGGTGAATATGAAGATGATGGTATTCAATCAACAGATGAGTCACAACATAATTCTGGAAATATATACAAGGATCCTTGTAGAGATATATTCGGAAAAGAAGTAGCATAACAATAACAAAGGAAAAATATGAAACCAATAAGAAGTAATGAACTACTTCATCTTGATACACTTATAAAAAGTAAGTTTAGAGATAGAAGACAAACTATTGAGTCAGATATAGAATCTACTACTCAAAAACAAACTGATAAAAATTAT